TGAGGAAAACAGGACAGTACCGGGCCTCGGCCCGTGAACACCCCCTGTCTTCCTCACTGGGACGATCCCACCAGTATAAAAATAGGTCCGTCTGGCTGCATGTTAAACAGCCCAGGTCAGCGCTGTCACGCTGGGTTTATCACCTAACAATACGACCCCTCGCATCACGTCGTAAAACTGTGAGAGCTCGTCCATTGCTGGCGACGAATTAAACAGCGTACTGCAGGCATGGGGTGTTTAAAAGGTAGGTTGCTTAGGCTGTATGTTGCCGATATGATACAGAAACCCTTCGCGCTGATCAAACCACTGGGCTCAAACAAACCAGTGGATGCTGCAGTCGGTCAAATTCACTTCGTTGAAGTGCTTCGGGTAACTCCCGAATCATGAGGTAACTAGTGGACCGTCAACCCCTCATTTACTACCACACTTGGGACTTTTGAGAGCTTCCTTGTGTGGATATGTTATAAAATGAGTGTTGGTTCGGCGTTTGCGCGTCGAATTTCTAAGATTAACACCTGGTGCGCACTCCTCCGGCTTCGGCCGGGGGTGTGCGTAGCAGGAGTTTGTTTTAGAAATGCACTTATTCAATTAACTCAAGTCCTAGGTATGACTTAAAACTACCTCCCCCCGCCCTAGGTATGGCATAAAACTACCTTCCTTGGCACCGTGAAGTGTTTAAACTAGCAACCTCGGTGGCGTGGGTAGATATGCTCAGCCACTATAAGCGTCTCGGGCGTGACGGTTATTACTCAAAAATCGCCAAAATCCATCGTGTGAGCGGGAGATGACCCTGCCGGACGGGAGGTAACCTAGATGTCAACTAGGGTGTGACCACAATGCGGCCAACGTTGTGCGAGCTATCGTAACCAGGGACGGTCTGGATGTAGCGTACGGGTGCAATCTCTAATGCACCACTTCTGTTGCTACCCCTGGGGAACGAGCCATGCTTAGGTATGGTGGACAGACTGACACTCCTGTCGCTAAGTTTCATAGCGCACCAAACAGTCGGCTGGGTCTACGGGCCCAGTGATGGATTACCCAAGGAACACCGGGCGACAATCTAGTGAGGAATTTTCCGCCTCGCGATCAGTCATGGCCCAACTGAACACAATCGGAAAGGATGGCAACCTTGATAGCCAGACTATTAACGACTCTGCCACTGGCAACGATAAGTGCAGACCAGTCGTGACCCCTCTTACCTCAGCTCGGATTTTAAACCGAGCTGATAACGCGCACGATCGTTTATCCAAAAATCGTGCATCTAAACGCGGTTTCCCGTTCACCGCTACTACAGTTAATCAGAACGGGTTCAATGGTGTAACCGCACCTTTACTAGCTCGATATCGAGCTTCTGACCCTCATAACTCCGCACCTGTCATGGAGGGACAGGTGTTGGGCGGTCGCGACGGTACCTCCCGATCACGTTTCTTACTGTGGTCGTTCTTCCTGTTCGTCTCACCGGTCCTTTTCCCCGCGGGCATTGCTGCCAGTGTGGTTCTTTGCGTCTGCTGGATTCTTCTGAACCTGTTTTTCGACTCTAATCAACTCGTTGAAGCGCTATTTCAATTTAATACGATTAAATGGCGTTTCGCGTATATGCAGGAGTCGCATAGCACGTGCTTATGGAAATCCTTGAGATCCCTCGGTTTTACAACTGAGCGTTTACTCGACATGGGTATCGCTCCTTGGATGACTTCGCTTCAGCGTAGCACCAAGCTAAAACTCCCCGGATCACTGCCGCTATATTACACGCTACCTTTCAATTCCCGGCTAGGACATGTTTCGACGAAATACTTCCCGAATTCCAAGTTTGGATTCCCTCTCCGTCTGGCAATGAAATACCAATTTGGTGCCACCCCTGGTAAAGAAAATGAAATTAAGACTTCATTTCTTTCTAACCCAATCCCCCAGTTAGGTGGTGTCAAGATTACGTTGTCACAACTTCCTACGGAGACCAAAGCCCCCGACTTCGACACTAAGTGGACGCCTAGTTTTTTCAGCCCATCTATTGTTGATAGACCTTTGAAACACGCTTACAGTCAGGAAGGGGAACTCATAACTGAACGTGAATCTGAGTTTTATCGACACTATCCACAGGGGCAACGAGTGGAGCGTCTTCCCTCCAGATTCACTGAAACTCTGAAGTCGGTTCGCTGGGCTCCCTGGACTCTAGGTAATTATACGCTTAACATCCCCGTTAGCTATAATCAGAAGAGCTGGATATCCCCTGCTTCCCACCGCCTTCCTGCTACAGATTTCCTAGACCTTGCGGGATTATTTAGTGGGGCTACAGATCCTGCTACCCTAAAAGTTGCCCAAGATCGTGTTGCGCACTTGCGCTTTCTCGGTTCCCGGGGTGATAGGATAATAAATGGATGGCAAGCAGATAATATACCCCGTGGCCTTAGGTTTTCCGCTTTTGTCCGTCAAGCTATGCGCAACCACGATTACCGTGAGATTGCTTTTAGGTTGTGGTCCCGCCTCTTTTTAGTGGACGAATTCTCCGCTCTACGTGAATGGAATGGTACTTTAGATCTTCCATACGCTGATATGAGACTGGAAAATCCTAACGGTGGAACTCCGATCGCACTTACGTTTATTAACGCTGAAGCACCTGCTGCCAACCCCCCTGTCAACCCAGAACAGCCGATGTGGGAAGACATTGCTCAAGCCGGTCTGCGTGCTGGTTCCAAACAGTTTGTGGACGCTTCTGATCTATCCGAACAGGAGGTTATTGAACTGCTCTCGGCCATGGTTCCTACCGAACCGGGTCAAAGTGTGCGTTTACGAGCAGCTGATCCTCCGCGTGTCAATGGAGCTCTCCCCCAAGAGGGGCCATGCAATGAACTCGATTTTGTCCACCCATTGCAACGGTATTCATTCCCTAATGGTGTTGACGAAGTGTTTATCCATACGGGAGCTAATGCTAAGTTTGACCTCCCCGCACAGCAACGGATTCGAGCTAGTGTCTGTGGTGTACCCTCGGCTAGTGCGATTATAACTCTTCTTAGAGTACTGAGCGTGCGCCACAACGCCAGCGATCACGTTGACTTTGGTCTAGAACTTGCCATGGCGCGTAATTCTATATTCTCCATGCGCGATTTTCTTTCTCGTCGCGATAATTGCCCCCGCCACTCTTACACACATTCGGATTTGAATAACGAAATTCATTTACCGCGCATGTATACAGCAGGAGCATACGTTGATGCGTTCCTTACCCCCGGCACGGTGTCTGCACAGACTGATTTGGCCTTAGAGCTCAAACCATGTGAAGTGGTTAACAATGCCGCCCTTATCGGTTTTTTCCGCACGACCGCGATTAACTGGGCCGCTTACTCCCTTTCTGCTTACGGCAGAGTGTGGAATCGCCGTCCATCTAATGAACCAGACCGGCGTATTTCTAGCTTTATGTCAGTCCTAACCCGTACGTTTTCATTCGATAAGATAACTGCTTGGTCCACCGTCCATAACAATGCCCTGGCGTACCAGTACGGATTTGGTCTTTCACCTAGTGTTAGAAGTACTGAAGCAGGGTGGTTACTCGATGCCCATCGTGACTGGGTTACCCCCTACGTTCACAACCATTACCTCGAATTGTGGGCGATGAAATTCATTCCTACTTTCCAGGTCCTGCCTTACTTCGATCCAGAAGGTAGTTCTTCGCACGTTGGCTGGCCTTCTTCGCTCCCTAACCCTATTCCTGCGTATGAGTCCTTTAATGACCAGGTACGGTTAGGCCGTGATATGCCACCATTTCTCAAGCAGGCATGGAAACAGGATGGTGGTTTTAACCGTAACGCTCAGTTTTTCGCTGCGACTGGTCTTAATGGACGTTACCGTCACGAGGGAGCTGCCATCAACGTCTCACTTATGAGATGGAGTGGTGATCGGATCGACCAGATACCTGCCCCGGCTGGCGCCCAGCCGGTTCAGTGGTTAGCTCCTGCTGGTTCCAACTTTTCAGATTTCATCCTGCCTGGTAGCGTCGTTAATTACAACCATTCTAGGAATCGCAGTTATTCTTTTGGTTTCCGAAACAACGCCCAGGTTGATGGGGAAACCCACCGCCGCTGGTTTGATGCAGCTAAGCAGGAACCTCACGTTTCACTAATGGTCAACTATATTCATCCGACTAAGGATTCCCGCCAACTAGATAACTTGCTTGATTATTCAACGATTATCTTAGAGCAGGGTAATAATTACACGGGTATGGTTGTCGTCCCTCACCATTTACCTGATTACGAAATCGATTCTGAGCTGAACCCTGCTAGATTGCTTGATTTCGGCGGCCGGGGCGAAGCGCCCCCGAGTGCTGAACCGGTGGCGCTAGACAAACCTACTAACCTACGTGTAGCTGCTGCGCGTACCGGCGCTCCCGTAGCTAGGTTCCATTCTCGTCCGCGCCCTCCCCCTGTTAATAGATCCTCTGACCCCGATCTTACACAAGGCCAAGCCCTAGACATCTCGTACTCACCCAATAATCCTGAGTTGGTATCAGATTTACCGACCCTGGGGAGGTATGAAGCTCAGGTTACAGATGATGGGATACAAATTCCGCAACGGCCCAGTGCAAAATGTGAGCCGTCGGAATACATGGCAGGTGCAAACTCTGGTTACGACGCCCAATTGGAAGCAGATCGCAATAGGGAGTTGGATGAACAGTTTCGTGAGTTCCTACGCCAATCCACTAATCAACTTAACGAATTCCGACAGGCTCGTGTTGCGCGTACGACTCCCCCCCAGCGGCAGTCTAGCTCTTGGGTACCCAGATCTCCGGGCCCTCGACCTATCCGTCACCACAGCACTGAATCGCAAGTTGTCCGCAACCGACGCTCTAAGATGCCTCAGCACCGACCGGTTTACGGTACGTTCCCTACCCCTCCCCCCTCGGAACCCGTAGTTTCTAACGATGTTGATGCTCGCCATACGCAGTCGATGTGGTTGAAACATGGTGATTATAACACTCCTAACCCGCTGGCTTCAGATGCTATAGCTCATGGTAATCACCAACCAGGCAGTAAACCCACGCCGGTAGTGCGCTTGCCACCTGTGCGACCTGAATCACAAGCACGGGGAGGTTATCATACCACCGCTCAGGGCCGTACCAATCACGACCCGCCTACTGGTATGACCCCTGTTGTTCCTAAGCACGAACGTGATTTGCACTATAGCGGCCCAACACCTACCCATCAACTACCCCCTATAGAGGAGATAAACGAGACGGTTAATTCTAGTGGAGTTCCGCCGCAAGATGGTTTTTCGCATGAATCAGACCTCCGGTCTCGTGTCTTCGAAACTGATGGGGTAAATTCTGACCCTAACTACGTTTTCCAGTCGGAAAACTAGTTTGGAACTCTAGTAACACAACTTCGGCGTCTAGAATGTTCCAATCCTTCCTCAACCTAGTGAGCACTGAAACTCGCATTAATGCGGAAAGTCCCTGGATTATTCCAGATCCGCTCATTGGGGAAATCGCCCAGGTTTTAACCCGTATACGGGATGGACGGCATAAAATGAGGGATGGCTCGTATTTTTACGATTTCTCCCGTTTATATGACTTGTTTGAGTTGAGTAAGCCTCCTGACAGCACTGCCAAGGCGTGTGCTGCAAGTATCCTATTACATCCAACTCCTTCTGTAGTTTATAATTATATACCGTCCATTATGCCTGATGCCCCGATTCCGGAAGGATTGCAGCTCCTTGCCTCTGGAGGTCTTGTGTTGAATTCCCAAGCTCGCCAGTTACTACGGTTGTTACCTCAACCCTTGCAACGTGTATCGCTGTTATCTTCTTACAACTACTATGAGAATCATGGCGTTATTAGCGGTGTTTGCATTCATAGGGCTTTACATGTTCTCGGCCTCGATAACAGATACGACCACAACGAATTGAGTGCGGTCGGTGATCATATGAAGTTAGGCATTCATTTTGACCAAGTGCTCAGACTGCTGGCCCCACTCCCTCCCACACATATAAAAAGATTTTTCATTTCGTGTACTAGTATGGATGAACACCATTCACAGGCACTGTCTATCATCAGCACTTACTCCGGTGACCACTCTTGTTTGGTTTTCGTATCCCACACGCACATATCGTTTGCACTAAACCTCAACGTCTCGATTCGAACGTATGACGAATTACTTAACTTTTACTCCCACCTTCCGAAAGGGTGGCTCGCCTCTTTGGAGGATAAATACCCCAAAAATACTGGCCGGCCCGGAGGTAAGATCCTGGTCAACTGGCCGGCCATCGCCTCTACGGCCAAGCAATCACCAGCCGTACGGTTAATTATTAAGTTACTTTTAGCCGCCGACAATGATTGGGAGTTGGTTATCGCCTTTAACCTGACGTTACTGCCTTTCATTGATGACCTCTCTGAAGACATCGTTTTATGGTTACTACACTGTAATATCAGTTCAGATGCCCTAAATGCCCTCGTCTTCCCGAAGTCACTTAGAGTAACGGCTTTGTTTAATGCTGAGTTCACCACTGTAGCCAAAGCCTTCAAAGAGGTTCATACTCAAGGTCGGCTTTTCTCGCACTTATTAGGTTTCGGGCGTATTATACGACCCATACACCTAGCACGCGGTTATGGCGATTTAGTCTATGGCTTTGATACTCTTGCTGGACGGAGCGAGAAATACAAAGCGTCTTTCGTTGACGAATGTTTGATGCGGAGTGTTGACCCACATATCCGCGGTATACCTAAGTTTGATTCTACTACTAAACAGATATACTTTGACGAAGATGCATGGACAACTATGATTAAGGAAGTTTCGCGTGAAGTTGTGTCCGAACTACTTGAACGTAAAGTCGCTCTAACCCCATTCCATAAATGGTATGATAGGCGTATGTTTTGGGGGGCGTCGGGTGGTTCTCCTGGTACGTACGCGAATTGGAGTACGGGCGAGAGGTTGAGACTTAACAAGCGAGGCGCGTTATTAGTTACTCCTGAAAAGTCTATACGTGGTATGTGGGATCAGGCCTACAATGCAGTGCAGTGGAGTGTTGGTACAATTAAGTTTGAGTCGGGAAAAATACGTCATATCTTGACCACAGGTCTATATAACTACATTAGCCAGGCTTACATACTTGACAATTTTGAGAGTAACATTAAACCAGATACGTGGTACTCTGCTAAACATCACTCCGCTGCTCGAGTCGCTAACCACATTCGGCGCCTCGAAGATCTGCAATCTGGTGTTGCCACGATGTTCGATTTTAGTGACTATAATCTAGAACACACCTTTTATCAAATGCTCGCCATAATGAAATCGGCCCTGGAGGAAATGGTCGCCCGCGGACGTGACGACACGATGCCAACTGACTATGCTGATGCGGTAGGCGACCTACTAGCAGCAGGTGATTACGTTATGACGGCTCGAGCCCGCACGTTCCTGAACGACAAGCTGTCTGGGTTGGTTGTACGCATTGTGAGGGGCCTGCAGAGTGGTGAACGCTCGACATCATTCTTCAACACTCTATGTAATAAGGTTGACAGTGTGATGGTAGACAGAGTAGCAGAACAATTGTTCGGTCGACGGCTTATAACTCACCAAGGTGACAGGTTAGGTGACGATGTTTTTGTTAAGAACGCTGATATGAAAGATAGTATACTTATGTGTGCTCTGTTCAACTTACTAGGTTCCTCAGGTCAGCTATATAAGATTACTTCTGAATATTGCTCCCCTAAGAATCCAGGACGTGGCGAATTTTTACGGCATAGCTATGACGGCGCCTCAGGCAGAGTGAGTGGTTACCCAATACGTGCAATCGTTGGTTTTGTACACGGTGAGTTCTTCTCAGAACCACTTCCTGCAATTTATGATCGCGCCGCGACTATATTGGAACAGGTAGCTAAAATCCAGCGTCGTGGGTGCACATTGCCTATGTCTTTAGTTAACGAGTCAATACGGTTTAACTGTAGGATAACTAAGACATTGGATAGTGGTATTAAGAAGACGGTAGTTGCTGACCCCCTTTTAGCGTTAACTCCGGCTGCTTTCGGTGGTATCGGAGTAACACGAGCCCAAGAGTCTCAGGCGCTAATCACCGGTGGTGGATCTATCATTTCAGTCGCGAACGACACCGACGATCACCGATATGCGTTTCTAATCCCCAGCGGCGAAGGTAAAAGTTCGTTAGCGCGACTGTACCCCAACCTGTTTGTGGACCATGACGATTTGATCTCTGTGCCGTACTTTCAGGAGTTACGGGCTAACGCTGTGCTGACAGGAACTTGGAAGCCGGTCAACACGTATCTCCGGTCTGTTCTTCCGTCCCGCGATCGCCGTATCCTACTAACATGGAGTCAACAGACAGTGCCCCACAACTACCGAGTTATAGCTGCGTTCTTACTCCAACAGCCTAGTGCTTTGCGTGCTAACATTGCTAACCGTGAGACCATACTAAAGACCTCTAGGCGCATAGTGACTTTCTTCCCCACCCATCAACGATTGGAAATTGCTGCTGTCAACTTAGCTAACGCTCTTACACGAACCTCTCATACATCAACCGTGATCAACACGCGTGGCGCTCTAACCCCCCCCCCGACGTTGACATTGCGCATTAACGATACGCGTGGTACTCTCAAGCGTGCGAGAGTTCACTTGAGTGACGATAATGCTCTAAATCGGTTGGGCCTCACTTCGCAGGTTGATTTGAGTCGTGATGTTCTTGATGGTGTTATGTCTGGCGGATATCCTAAACCTTTGTTACGTAAGGCCGTGGATGCATATGCTAATGACTTACTCAAGTGGACGGCGACAGTGCGTGACGTTTCGTTTACGGTGACTCTGGTACCACATACTTACGATCAAACCGTCACTAACGCAGAGCGTATTTTCTTCCGTTCTATAGGAGCTAATGTGGTCAATAAACCTCTCAGTCAGACTACTATTTTTAGGCGGAATCGAGAAGGTTATCCAATGACAAGCCGTATAGTCCATTACTATAGTTGTTTAGAACGCTTGATTCTGCCGAGTGGGTTTAGCATCGGCGCTGGCGTGAGAAAGTCTATCCAGTGTATGCCTTCTATCGGACCGTACCCGCTGTCAACGAAAATAATATTGTTCTGCCAGAAACTTCTCTCCTTGGTAGACGAAAAAGATCGACAGGTCCAGATCATGAATAAGAAAGGGCAATTAAATCCTCTATTTAAAGTAAGCCATTTTACTCAGAGTATGCAAGCAGCGTTACCGCCTTCATGTGACGAGTTTATCATGAATTACATTACCGGCGACTTGCAGTTCATACCCCCTGCTAACCGCCGTAATCACTCGTCAGATTTCATCTCTTTACTGCGCGACGTGACTTTATCCGCTATTGAGAGCGATCCCATCTTGATGCGAAAGTTAGCACTTGCTAACAACCGTGACCGTGTTTATACGATATACCAATTGGAAGACATGGTGGCGTTAAACCTTGAAAGGAGATTCCTAGATGCACTACATGTCATTCTTAGTGACTAGTTATCCCCTTCCAATGAGATTCAATTAAATATATTGACTTGAATACCA